GCGCCATGGCGCTGGGCTGGGAAGCGAAGCAGGGCACGGGCAGCACCGTGACCCACTACGAAGTTTCCAGCGACGCTGCGCCCTATGTGGGCTGGGGATTCATCCGCGTGAAGATGTTCAAGGGCGTGCGCTCCTATGAAGCGTTCTGGTTCCATAAGAGCCAGTTCAGCCCCAACGGCATCAACGCCAGCACCAAGCAGCGCCAGACGGAATGGAACCACCCCTCCCTGAGCGCGCAGGGCATGGGCGTGTACATCGATAACTCCGGCAAGTCCAAGTACTTTGACTGGATGGAGTTTGAAACCGAAGCCGCCGCGCTGGCCTGGCTGAAGGGCCGGGCCAATATCAGCCCGTGATGAAATGATCCGCATCCCCGCTTGGGGGTGCGGATTATTTTCGAGATAGAAGGAGGAACGCCATGTACACCATCAAGATTGGGGAAAAGGAAATCCCCCTGCGCTACACCATGCTGGAGCTGGCCGACATGGAGGAAGAGATCGGCACCATGGATAATTTCCGCGATCTGATCCTCAAGGGCAAGCGGCGGATCAGGAACATGGTTGCCGCCATTCGCATCATGGGAAACAGCGGGCTTTCCCACGAAGGGAAAACCGCCGATCTGACAGACGAGTGGCTGCTGGACCATCTGGACCCCGCCCAATTCAAGGCGTACCAGATCGCCGTGCTGGCCGCGTTCACGGCGGGCTGGAAGATGGAAACCGAAGGGGAGCGCGTGCATGACGTGACCCTCGAGGAGATCGAAAGAAAAAAAGAGCAGGGCAGTTGACTTTCCGGCGCATCACTGCCTGGGGGCTGATCGCCGGGCTATCCTATTCGGAAATGATGAATCTGGCCCCAGGGTATATCCTGGATTGCTATATCCTGCGGCGGAACTATGACGATATGATGCACGGCATTCGGCGGGGTGATGATCAATGGCAGACGGCGTAAACGTGAAGATGGGCGTTTCCGGGCTGAACAAATTCAAACAGGACATCAAGCAGGCCCAGGAAAGCGTGAAAACCTACGACGCGGAGCTCAAATTGGCGGAGAAGCAGCTGCAGGCCACCGGGGACCGGGAAGCCTACATGCAGCAGAAGACCAAGCTGCTGCATCAGCAGATTGCCGCGCAGAACAACGTGATCAAGCAGTGCCAGCAGGCGCTCACCGCCATGGAAAAGCAGGGCATCAACCCCGCCAGCCAGGCGTACCAGCAAATGCAGCAGCGCCTGCTCAACGCCGAAAGCGCCCTGATCGATATGCGCTCCAGCCTGGACAACGTGGGCGACGCCGCCAACGATACCGCCCAGAAGACCGATAAGCTGGCCGACAGCCTCAACAGTATCAACAAGAAGGTTTCCTTCGACGCGGTGATCAACGGCATTGGAAAGATCACCGATGGCATGGAAGCCGCCGCGAAGAAGGTTGGCGCGCTGGCCCGGGATGTGTGGGATACCATGGCCCTGGCGGCATCCTGGGCGGACAATGAGAATACCCTGGCCGCCATGTATGGGCTGGACGTGGAAACCCTCCAGCGGATGCAGGGAGCAAGCCGTACCATCGATACCTCCGTGGAATCCATCGTAAAAAGCCGTCAGAAGCTGAAGCAGAACATGGCCAGCGATTCCCAGGAAATTGCGGATGCCTTTGATAAGCTGGGCGTGAGCATCGGCGAGGTGAACGGAAACACGGGTATCATGGGCAAGCTGACTGAATTCGCTGCCATGTTCACCGGGCGGGAGCTGAACCGCACCTTCCGCAGCTGGGAGGATGTTTTTTGGGATACCGGGGACGCGCTGCTGAAATACGGCGATGAGGTGGAGCGCGATGTGCTGGCCCAGCGGATTTTCGGGCGCAGCTGGATGGAGCTGATGCCCCTGTTCCAGGCGGGCCGGGAGGAATACGAAAAGACCTTGGACGCGCAGAGCATCGTTACCCAGCAGAACGTGGACAAGCTGAACGCCCTGGACGACGCGCTGCAGCGGCTGGACCAGGAATACCAAACCACGAAGTACACCCTGCTTTCCGAATTTGCGCCCGCGTTTACCACCGTGGGCGATACCCTCACCGGGCTGCTCGGAAAGTTTAACGAATATCTGCAAACCGAGGAAGGCCAGGAAAAGCTGGAGGGCCTGAGCCAGGCCGTCACCGAGCTGTTTTCGGGCCTGTCCGACGCGGATTTTGGCGCGGCCATCGATACCGCCAGCGGCATCCTGACTACCATCCGGGACGCGCTGGGCTGGATCGCCGACAACAAGGACGGCGTGGTTACCGCCATCACCGCCATCGGCGGCGCGTTCCTGGGGCTCCAGGCCGCGCAGGTGGTGGGCACCCTGGTGCAAAGCGCTTCCGCCCTCAAAAACTTGATGGGCAGCGGTGCGGCGAACGCCGCCGCTGATGTCGCTGGGCCACCCGCACCGAACGCCACCGCATCTTCTGACGGCACGATCTTCCCTGGTGTAACTGGTGTTCCTAAATGGCTGCAGTATGCAAGCACGGTTGCTTTGGGCAAAACAGCGGCAGAGGCCAGCGAGAAGCTGGGCACGGGGCTTGTAGGCACCATGCAGCGCGTCCAAAAAGTGCATGATGAATTGACAAAGACAATGGTTGCCTTGAACGAGGCCGAGCAGGAAGCGAAGCGCGAAGAGGAAGCGGCGGAGCAGCGGCGAGAGGTTGAAGCCCAGAACAACAAGCGGCGGTATCCAACGATCCAGGAGCCTGTACAGCTCACCGTATCCGATATGGTGGCTATGGGCATCATCGCATCGTCGGAGCCCACGCAAAAGCAGCAGAAGGCGGCAGAGGGGTATTGGGATTATCTGAAATCCCACGAATTCATGTCGGACGCCACCATGGACGCGGCCATGCAGAGCTATTTCGCCGATCAGCCCGCCCTGCTGGATGTGCTGGGCGAGGCCATGCTGCAAATGATCAATTCGTCGGCGGCGAATGGCGTTGATCTGCCGGAGGATCTGCCGGAGGGCTGGTGGCTGGGCCAGGATGGCTTGAAGGTGAACACCGATCCCGTGCTCCCCGAGGACGCGGCGGAGCAGCTGCAGGAACAGCTTTCCGGTATCGAGCTCCAGGTGGGCGTAGTCCCCGCGCTGCAACCGGGCGGCGGCGCTTTCGGGGATACAGTTGTGCCAATGCGGCACGCCCTGGACCAGCGGGCGAACGGGCTCCCATTCGTGCCATTTGACGGCTACATTGCCGCCCTGCATAAGGGGGAGCGCATCGTGCCCGCCAACCAGAACAAATCCTATTCCGCAAACAGCAACCTGTACGTGGAAAAAATGTATATGAACAACGGCCAGGATGCCCAGGGCCTTGCCGCCGCTATGGCGGCGGAGAACAGGCGCATCCGGGCGGGCTTTGGATCGTGAGGTGAAGGGCCGATGGGCCAGAGCTATTTCGTTTGGAACGGCATCGACAGCAGGGCCATGGGCATTACCCTGCGCGGGCCCGCACCGCTGATCCGCCCGGAAGAGCGGGTGCAGCATGTGGCCATTCCTGGCCTTTCCGGCGACCTGACGGAGCTGGAGGGCGAACCCATTTAAAATTCCTACATTCAAACGCTGGAGATCAGCGTGCGGGAAGCCGCCCATGTGCGGGCGGTTTTTGATTGGCTGCGCGGCGCGGGCTATATCACCTTTTCCGGGGAGCCGGATAGGCGGCAGCCCGCCCGCGTGATCGGCGCGGTAACGCTGAACAAAATCAGCCGGAACATGGATCGCTGGGCGGGCAGCGTGCAGTTTTACTGCCAGCCGCTGAAAGAGCGCATCTACGATACCGCGCAGGTGCTCACCGCTGCCGGATCCGTTTGGAATTATGGCGATGTGGCCAGCAAGCCCCTGATCATCGCCATCCCCGCCAGCGGCGCGGAGGAAATGACCATCACCATTGGCGGGAAAACCCTTTCCCTCACCCAGGTGGACGACGTGCGCCGCATTGATTGCCTGGCCCAGGAGATCACCAACGCGGCGCAGTCCGCCCTGTACACGGTGTATTCTGGCGGGCCATTCCCGGTATTGGAAATGGGCGAGAACAGCGTTTCCGGCACGGGCTGGACCCACCTGGCCATCTATAAGCGCGAGCGTTTCCTGTGAGGTGAGGCGGCATGGCAGAAGCAAAAACGGCCCTGGCGGATTTTTATCTGCTTTCCGAGTGGACGGTGGAGGGCGGGGTGATCACCTCTCCCCCAACCACCGACCGCCAGACGAAAACCGTCACCATTTCGGGCATTCCTGCCGGAGTGCCCATCCTGGGGGCGGTGTTTGAGGCCACGTTCGGCTCCCCGCTTTCCGGCATTGCGGAGCTCACCGTGAACGGCCAGGAGATCACCTTCGGCACCAGATCCATCACCCTCCAGCCCACGATCAGCGGTAACGGGCAGTATACGCTTTCCTTTGAGTTCCGCGCCAACGGAGACGCCACCCTGGAGGAT